CCCTCGCGGAAGCGGCTTTACGGGCTGGCGCGCAACGTCGAGTTCAGAGCGCTGGCTGCGGTCGCGAAAACGACGCACGGCATATCGCCCCTGGTGGCGATCCTCGACGAGATCGGCCAGGTGAAGGGCCCGAAGTCCGACTTCGTCGACGCGATCATGACGGCGCAGGGAGCGTACGACAACGGGATCGTGATCGTCATCTCGACGCAGGCGGCCGAGGACGTCGATCTCCTGTCGCTGATGATCGACGACGCGAAGGAAGATCCGAATCCGCACACGGTCTGCCACGTGTACGAGGCGCCGAAGGATTGCGAGCTTTTCGATCGGGCGGCGTGGTCGGCAGCAAATCCAGGGCTGGGATCGATTCGCTCGCTCGTCGACATGGAGAAGCTGGCCGACACGGCGCAGCGGATGCCGTCGTTTACGCCGACCTTCCGCAACTTCAACCTGAATCAGCGCACGGAGACGGTTGCGCCGTTCATCACGCGCGACGTCTGGAAGCGCGGCGTTCGCGAGCTCATCCCGCATCACGGCGAAGCGGAATGCTTCGGTGGGCTGGATCTCTCGCAGAACGCCGACTTGACGGCCTTCGTGCTGCAGTGGCAGGCCGGCGGACAGTGGAACGTCTCGGCGATGTTCTGGACGCCGCAGATTGGGGTCAAGGACCGCTGCAAGCGGGACAAGGCACCGTACGACGTGTGGATCGATCGCGGCCTATTGCTGACGACGCCTGGCGCAACGGTCGACTTCGACTTCGTCGCACAGCGCATTCTCGAGGTCACGGCGGAACTGAACCTGCGAGCACTGGCCTTCGATCGCTGGCGCATCGACCAGTTCAAGCAGGCGCTCATTCGCCAGGACGCGCCGCAATCGTTTCTAGATCTGATGCAGCCATTTGGCCAGGGCTTCCAGTCGATGTCCCCGGCGCTCGAGATGCTCGAGGGTGAGGCTTTGAACGGGCGCATCGCCCACGGCGGCAATCCTGTGCTGACGATGTGCATGCGCAACGCGCGCGTGATCAAGGACACGTCGGGAAACCGCAAGCTCGACAAGCGGACGCGCGGCGGCCGGATTGACGGCGCGGTCGCTCTGGCGCAGAGCATGGGGCTCGCATCGAGTGCGCTCGGCGGGCAGGAGCCCGCGTACCAGGTGATGATCTTATGAGGCGACACTATGACGATTGATCGCGCGTATTCGAGCTTCAAACTCAAGTCGCTCGACACTGGTTCGGGCGAGTTCGAAGGCATCGCCAGCACGCCATCGACCGATCGCATGGAAGACGTCGTCGAGCCGCGCGGGGCCAATTTCACGCTGCCGATACCGCTGCTCTGGCAGCACAAGGCTAGCGAGCCGATCGGGCTCATCACCTCGGCCAGGGTCACGGACGCCGGAATCACCGTCAAGGGGAAGATCGAGAAGGACCTGACGCCACGGATCACCGAGGCTTGGGCGCTCATCAAGGCCGGGCTCGTGCGCGGCCTCTCGATCGGCTTCGACCCGAAGGAATGGACTGAGATCAAAGGCTCATTTGGCCTTCGCTATCTCAAGTGGGACTGGCTCGAGCTCAGCGCCGTAACCATTCCAGCAAACGCAGAAGCAAACATCACCACGATCAAATCAGCAGATTCCGCCCATCTTCGCGCCGCGCTAGGCCATCGGAAGGGTAGGTCAGAGGATGCTGATTCAAACCGCGCCGGCGCTACGGCTCAGAAATCGAAAGGCACGAAAGTGAAAACGTTCGAACAGCGAATGTCCGATCTGCAAGAGCAGCGGAAGAAGCATGCAGCGCGCATGGCCGAGCTGATGGAAGGCGCTGGCGGAGAAATCGAGACACTCGATACAGCTGAGGTTAAGGAATACGACGACCTGTGCACACAAGTCGCAAGCATCGACACTGATCTTCGCCGGCTGAAGGCGCATGCGTCGGCCGTCAGCGGCGCAGTCGAGATCCCGTCTGCTGCGGGCACCGATCCAGACAAGGGCTCACGCGCCCGCCGCGGCGTCGACATCAAGACTGGCGAGATCAAGCTCGAGAAGGGCATCGCCTTCGCCCAGTACGCGAAGTTCCTCGGGCGAGCCAAGGGCAACCCGATGCATGCGCTCGCGATGGCGCAGTCGGCGCACGGCGTTGATCCACGCGTACCGCGAATCCTGAAGACCGCGGTCGAGGCCGGCTCAGTGAGCGGCAGCGGCAGCGCCGGCAACTGGGGCATGGAGCTCGTCGGCGAAGAAGGCTCGGTGTTCGCCGACTTCATCGAATTCCTGCGTCCGATGACGATCCTGGGCAAATTCGGAACGAACGGAATTCCGAGCCTACGCAAAGTGCCGTTCCGCATTCCGCTGATTGGCATGACCGACGGCGGCACCGGCTACTGGGTGGGCGAGGGGAAGGCAAAGCCGCTGACCAAGTTCGCCTTCAGCCGGACGCACCTCGATCCGCTCAAGGTGGCTACCATGTGCTCGGTCTCCAAAGAACTCGTCATGGATAGCAGCCCCGCTGCTGATGGGCTCATACGCGACGCGTTGGCGGCGGCCCTCCACGAACGAGAGGATACGGATTTCATCGATCCGTCCAAGGCGCTCGTTTCTGGAATCTCCCCAGCGTCGATCACTCACGGTATCAGCGCGCCAGGCGCATCCGGCACCGACGCAGCCCACGTCAGGACCGACATCAAGACGATATTTAACACGTTCATCGCCGACAACAATGCGCCTACTTCAGGCGTGTGGATCATGCCGTCGACGATCGCGTTGAGCCTCTCGCTGATGATGAATTCGCTTGGGCAGCCGGAATTCCCAGGCGTCACCATGAACGGCGGCACCTTGGCCGGGCTTCCAGTCATCACGTCGGAATACGTGACGGCCGGTTACGTCTGGCTCGTCAACGCCCAAGATATCTACTACGGCGATGATGGCGATGTGGTGATCGATACATCCGAGCACGCATCGCTCGAGATGAACACCGCGCCAAGCCACGACAGCACGACGCCGACGGCATCATCCGCATTGGTCAGCATGTTCCAGACCAATTCGGTCGCCTATCGCGCCGAACGTAGGATCGACTGGATGCGGCGCCGCGACTCAGCGGTTGCCGGTCTGTCCGCCGTCGCCTGGGCGTAAGCAAGCCTGTGCTGTTGACTGCAAAAGTGGAGTTCCCCTACGCCGGCGTCTCGCTGCGCGTAGGGGAACGCTTCGAAGCGCCAGCTGATCATGCACGCCTTTTGATTGCGATCGGGAGGGCTGTGGAAACTGAACATTCGATGGCGCCGATCGAGAGTGGAGCGATTGCCGATTCCGGTCCGCCGCCGAAGAAGCCGCGCCGCTACAAGCGCCGCGACATGCAGGCTGAATCTTGAACCTGAAGGCCCGGCTACACCTGGCGGTCACCAAAGCTGCGCTCAATATCGTCACGACCCTCGGCTACGGCCCCTACATGGGGACGCTGGGGGAGACGATCCCTGGCGGATGGCAGCGCAATCTGGGGCCATCCGACACACAGAGCGTTCTGGCCTTCTCGGCGGTCTACGCGTGCATCTCGCTCATCGCTGGTGACATCTCGAAGCTGCGGCCGCGCCTCATGGCCTCGCAGCCGAACGGCACGTGGCAGGACATCGAGAACTCGGCGTACTCGCCCGTGCTGCGCAAGCCGAATCACTTCCAGACGATGGGACAGTTCGTCTCGAATTGGATCGTCTCGAAGCTCATCCACGGCAATACCTACGTGCTGAAGGAATACAACCAGGGCGGCAAGGTGAGGTCGCTCTACATCCTGGATCCCTGCAACGTCCAGGTGCTCGTCGCCACGAACGGCGATGTCTACTACCGGCTGCGCCGCGACGATCTCGCTGACGTTCCTGGGGGCAACGTGACAGCGCCGGCGTCAGAAATCATTCACGATCGGATGCTCTGCTTCTGGCATCCGCTCATTGGCGTCTCGCCGCTCTTCGCCTGCGGGCTATCCGCGCTGCAGGGCATACGGATCCAGACCAATTCGTCGAAGTTCTTCGCCAATATGAGCCGGCCTGGCGGCGTGCTAAGCGCACCGGGGAAGATCTCGCAAGAGACGGCGATCCGGATCAAGGAATACTGGGACACGAACTTCAGCGGCGATAGCAGCGGTAAGACGGCAGTGCTCGGCGATGGCCTCGCTTACCAGGCGATGACAATCCCGCCGATTCAGGCGCAAATGATCGAGCAGCTAGGCTGGACCGTCGGCGATGTGGCTCGGTGCTTCCACGTCCCGCCATACAAGCTCGGGCTAGATACGAATCTGACCTTCACGAATGCCGGCCAACTCGATCAGGACTATTACAGCCAATGCCTGCAGGCGTTGATCGAGTCTTTCGAGGTGCTGATGGACGAGGGGCTTGGTCTGAATCCCAGAGAACTACGAATCGAGTTCGATCTCGAGGGTCTCTTGCGTATGGATCCGCTCGGCCAGTCCGAGGCGAACGCGAAGAGCATAGGCTCTGGCGAGCTCGCGCCGAACGAGGCGCGGCTCAAGAGAAACCTGCCGCCCGTTCTTGGTGGCGATACTCCATACCTACAGCAACAAAACTGGGCGCTCTCGGCGCTCGCGAAGCGAGATGCGAGCTTCGATCCTTCGGCCGCGCCGGCACCGCCGGCAGCACAGGCGCCTGCTCCTGCGCCCGCGCCTGCGGGCAAGTCCGTCGAAGAGCAGGCGTCCGAGTTCTTGGCGGCACTTCAACGCCGCTGCATGACTGATGCATAAGCCGTGCTCGGTTTGCTCGCGGATGCGTTCGTGGGTGAAGCCGGCCGTACGCGCGATCGTCGCCTTCTCCGCGCGGGGCTTCATCAGCAGGCAAACCGAGCGCCGGTTGCGGCAGTGGATCCTGAAGCGCGGAGTGAGGCCGGAATGAGCGATCGCGCGACGCCGATGGAGGCGCTGGCCGACGCTGTCTTCATGTCGCTCAAGGCGCATTTCGCGAAGCCACTCGAAGCAGTGACGAAGCGGCTCGACGAGCTCGAGCAGCGCATGCTCGCGATTCCTGCGGGCCCGCCTGGCCAGGATGGCAAGGATGGAGCGAGTGTCGAGCTTGCCGAGATTCGCTCTTTGGTTGCCGAGGCCGTGCTCGAGCTTCCGCCGGCGCGGGACGGCCGCGATGGTATTGATGGCAAGAGCATCGAGCTCGCGGAGATCCAGCGCCTGGCGGCTGAATTGGTCGCAAAGGAAGTGGCGCAGATACCGGTTCCGCGCGATGGCAAGGACGGCCGCGACGGGAAAGACGTTGATCCTGAGTCGGTGCGCCTGATGATCGATGGCGTCGTCGCCAAGGCTGTCGCTGCAATCCCGACGCCGAAGGATGGCGCACCTGGGCGTGATGGCGAACGCGGCGAGGCAGGCCAACAGGGCCCGCAAGGCGAGAAGGGCGCCGCCGGCGAGGCGGGCGAACGTGGCGAGGCGGGCGCTCCCGGCAAAGATGGAAGAGATGGCATCGACGGCCGCGACGGCACTCAGATCGAGCCACTGGACGCGATCGATGAATCCCGAAGCTATGAGCGCGGCACCCATGCGATCCACCGCGGTGGCGAGATTCGCGCCTTCCGGAAGACGGATCCGTTACATGACGGCGTCGAGCTCGAGCGCGCTGGCTGGGAAGTGATGCGCGACGGTGTCGCCCGCACTGAGATCGAGCACGGCGAGCCTGGCGAAGCGACGATCCGCATCGTATTGACCAGCGGCAAGTTTACCGAGACGATCATCCGCACGCCGCGCGTGCGCCATCGTGGCGTCTACGCGGACCGCGAGTCTTACGAGATCCGCGACATGGTGACGCGCAGCGGCTCGGTATGGCACTGCAATGGAGACGTGACCGGAGCTCCCGGCGTCGATCTTCGCGGATGGACGCTCGCGGTCAAGGG